TGCCTTTCATAAAGGCTGATGCCGTTTGTTCAAACAAACAAAATCCAACCGACAGAACTTTGTTTACCTATACCTGTTTAAAACGGATGGCAGCTAATTATAAGCCAGTAAAGGTATATTACGCTACATATGATTCAGATAATAAGGAACAACTTACTCCGTGCGGAGAAGCTTCTTGCATATATTTGAGTAAAGAACAAATTGTAGCTAGATTAGAACTTGATACAAAGCTACCACAAGACATTCAGAAATATGTTTTGAACGCAAAAACATATTCTGCAAAAGGAGATTTTTACATCAATACAAGTTGTATTGTTGAAATCTCAAATGCAGAAATTAAAAGTTTTGTTTTGCGTCCAAAAGAAAAAGCTATTGTTTTTGAGTAGAGCCTAATTTTTTGATGAGCTTTTTCAATTGTAAAATGGTTTTGTTTGTGCGGGTATGGAGGATTCCATGCCCGCCATTTTTATTGAATTGACTGATGTTTCGTTTATAGTCATCAATCAATATTGATTTCGGACTTGCATATTTTTGTTTTTCTGTACTGCTCTTACTACAGAAAACTCTATCACTACTGAGTCCTAGATTCTTTTTGCACCACAATTTTTTCCCTAAGCAGCTTGCTTCATTGTTAGCGGATGCGGTCAATATGAGTGGTTGAAAATTTGTAACAAATTTCCATAATTTGTCACAATCTTTGGTTTTTGGTAATTTAGACCAGAAGTCAACTAATTGTTTGGTATCAAGGTTTTTTAGATAGTTTTTGAGGATCGGCTCGAACTCATCCCTAGTGTGATTATTCAGGTCAATTTGTAAGATTGAGCCAAGACCGCCTTGCAGATCAACTAGAACACCATCTAAATCAACAAATATGATAGGTTGCATATTTTATCTATGAAAATGCTAGTCCAAATACATCTAAGAATTTTAAGGAATCAAAGTGGCTATAATAAATAAATTACTATGAAAACTCTAGAGCAATACCTGTTAGAATTCCAAACTACTTTGCAGTATCATGACGAATTAAATCCAAAGTTTTGGAACAACGATAAGATTAAAGCCGATGTGAGGAAAAGGCTTGTTGAAATTGGAAAATTTTGGGCAGAATTTGCACTTATCCCGGCAAAAGCAATAAAAGATATTTTATTGACAGGTGGAAATGCGAATTATAACTATACTGATTTCTCAGACCTAGATGTTCATATTCTAGTTGATAAAAAGAAAATAGCTGATTGCGACATTGAAATATTGGATGATTTTTTAAAAGATAAAAAAGCATTATGGACTTTAACACATGACATAAAGATTTTCGGTGTACCTGTAGAGCTTTATGCACAGGATATCAATGAAAAAACATCGCCAAACCAAGGTGTCTTTTCCTTACTTAAAAATAAATGGAATAAAAAACCTATTAAAGAAAAAGTAAATTTTGATGATCCTCTATTGCAAAAGAAGACAAAAAATTTAATTGATAAAATCGATTCTCTTGTAAAAGACAAGTCAGACAGCCTCGAATTGCTAAATGCTTTGAAGAAAAAACTTCGTGATATGCGTTCGGCTGGTGTAAGTAAGGGAGGAGAATATTCCTTAGAAAATCTTGTATTTAAAGAATTAAGAAACAAAGGTTACTTAGATAAATTGTCGAAGTACATTCTGAAAATAGAAGATGAATCGATGAGCATGACGATGAAAAGGAAGAAAAAATGACTGAACAAGACATTGAAAGAATTGTTAAGGACAAAGTCCAAAAGGGTTATGGGTTTGATCCTCTAACAATTATTGCTATTGTATCTGCTGCAATACAAATTTATAAACTGATAAAAGCATGTCGTCAATCTGAATCATTACTCAAAGCTTCCGCAAAAAGAAAAGGATTGGCTTATCGGATTTTTGTTAGAAATAACTTTCTTAATAAAGTCAAGGAACTCAATGTGCCTGAAGAGGTCGCAGAAGAGATTCTTGAGGAGCTAAGGCTAGAATTTATTAAGGAATAAAATGGCATTTAATAACTCTGGTGATCCAAGAAGGCAAGAAGCTTTGCATAAACATTTTGGTAAACCGCAGCCTTTGAAGAATGAATCTTTGAATGCAGTTCCCAGAAGAAATAACATTTATGCTCTTAACAACAAAAGACCGAATCATTCTAACAAAGTAAAAAAGCCTGAAGTAACGCCTCATTATAGCAATCAACCAAGACCAGATAAAAGCTTACTTACGAAAATTGCTGGTGAAGTTCACTCATTAAATTTACCGGAAAAGGGATCGTTTAACGCAGGTCTTGCTCCATATGGTGATGATAAATATGTGATGGTATACAGGCCAGATGAAATGTCATTTGTTGGTTGTTTGCTTGATAGAAAATTCAAATTGATACCGAGCTATTTTCATAAATTTCCGATGCGTAATGTGGCTGATCCAAGAATTTTATGGATCAATGAGAAAAAGCTTTTAATGACTTATTCGGCTGTAGATAACTTTAAGGAATTCATAGGTGGCTCCGTCATCATGGACTTGGATAAGTCACCTGTATTTGTTGACAGCATGCAGTTTCGGATCAGCCCTAGTGATATCGAAGGGCGACAGAAAAACTGGATGCCTTTTGTGCATGAAGAAAAGGTTTATCTAATTGCTTCAGTTTGTCCACATATAATTTATGAACTTAGTTTCTATCCCAAGGTAACTTGCAAAAAGGTCTATGAAACGCCTTGGACTTGTCCATGGCCAATTCAGATGGGATTGCGTGGAAATACCAATGCGATATTGCTTGATGATGGTAATTACTTAGCAACATTTCATACCTCGCAATACAACGGTAATGTGTGCCACTACGACAATGGTTGCTACATTTTCGAGGGCAAGCCTCCTTTCAAAGTTTTGAAATGTTCAAATCGCACTTACCTTCCAGCAGACGCAGCTGTACAGCCTTATTTTAGAAAAGCCGGAATCATTAAATGCGTTTTTCCTGTTGGATTAGTAAAGGAGGGGAAAAGAATAATAATCAGTTATGGAGACAACGATTCAATTGTGAAAATACTGGATACAAACCTCAATGAACTAACTAATTTAATGATCGAGGTTTAGCGATGCATTTTGTTCATAAAATTTCATTCATGATTCATACAGCATCTTGTGATTTCTTTTTAGAAAATCAGGGAATAAAAAGTTATTTTGAAAATCTTCTGAGGAATTTATCAAGACAAACAATCAAAGAATTTGAATTTATATTTGTTGATACATTTTATGAAGAAAATAAAGAAAAATTTGACAGGTTGATGCCGGGACTTCCTTTTATTGTAAAACATGTGCCCGTTCATAAAAACCACCGTTATTGGTACGATAAAGGCCACACTTATATTTCAGCTGCTAAAAATACGGGTATTTTGCATGCAGATGGAGAATTATTAATTACTTGCGATGATGCTGAATTTTTCCCGGATGATTTACTTGAAAGATATTGGAACCATTATAAGTCTGGGCATTACATGATTGCTATGCACAATAGGCTTAAAAATATTAGAACTGAAGATGGATTTGTTGTGTTTCCAATTGCTGGAGAGGTTTACATAAATGACCATAGATTTTTACAAATGAAACAGGAAGTACAGAAGCACTCACATGGTAGTTGGGCATTTGCAGGAACCAGTTTTAGCTTACAAGATGCGTTGACTTTAAATGGATTCAATGAAAGAATGGATGGTTGCAAATCTCTTGAAGATTGTGATTTTGGCAACAGACTGACTATGCTCGGAAGAAAATTTATTTTAGATAAAAAGGGTGTCATTTTTATTTTAGATCATCAATGTTACACTAATAATAATGTTCCTGTAAACTGGGAACCAAATCCTGATGACCAGTTGAATCAAGTCCCTTCCACCAAGATAGCAAGAAAGAATATTGAAAGCCTTATTGCTGTTGAAAATTATGGGATGTATATGTGTGGTGTTGAGCTTAAAGAGATTGTTGCAAACAAAAATGCATTAACACCCAAGCACATGGAAATCATCAAAAGAGAAACATTAAAGTATCGTAAGTTTGATCCTTTTGCAGGAAGCAATAGTGAAAATCTAAATATTTGGATGAATGTTCCAACATTTGATCTACAACAAGAAAGATTAGAACTAAGAAGTAGTTCTGAATGGAGATGGGGATGATTACTGCTCAGTTTTTTATTGAAAAATACTTATCCAAAGTTCCCGGCTGGTGTTCTAAAGACAAAGCTGAAAAGTTTGTTGAGTTGATTAATACGACAAATGCTCAGACATGTCTAGAAATAGGTGTTTTTGGTGGTTCTTCATTGTTCCCGCAAGCTTTGGCTATGAAAGACAAAGGGTCAGGTATTGTCATAGGAATTGATCCATGGACAAGGGATTCTGCCTTAGAGGACATGGTGAACAAAGCCAATAAAGATTGGTGGGGCAGTTTAGACTTACAAAACATATATGAAATGTTTTTACAGAACATTCAGAATTATCAACTAGAGCAATTTGTTAATGTTGTTAGAAAGAAATCGTCAGAAGTTGTTGAACAGTTTGGGGAAAGTACAATTGACATTCTTCATATTGACGGAAATCATTGCGAGAGATTAGCATACGAAGATTGCGTAAACTTTTTGCCAAAAGTTAAATCTGGTGGTTATGTGTTTTTTGACGATACCACATGGGTTGAGCAGGGAAATGTAGCATCTACTCAAAAAGGTTATTCATATCTGAAGGAATATTGCGATGAAATTTGCATAGTCAGCAAAGACTGTGCTGTTCTACAGAAGCGTTAATCGATCAATTTTTCAATAATTTTTTTAATTAAATGTTTCTTCCTCACATTTTTGTTGGGGTCTTGAATAAACATTTGTATTAATTTATATGTATTTTTAGTTGATGCGTCTATTTTTTCCATTTCCTCTGACATATTTTTTACTATCTCTTCTGCGCTATATTTTAGTTTGTTAAAGAAAAAGTCAAGCAAGCTTAGCTTTTGTTTCTCAAGTGGTATCATTTTAATAAATACAATCTTTTTTTGATAAGATATTGGAAGCGTAAATAAATCTGAGGTTATTTTATAAATTTCTTCTAGTATGTTGGTTTTCTTGGCTGTTCTTAACATATCAGAACACATGGCTAGAAATAGGTGATTGTCTAGATCGATATTCTGTCCTATTTTTTTCTCTAGGAACTTTGACTTGTTAGCATGATAGTAAGAAGAAATTAATCCGTATGGCATGTTCTGATAATTATCTGAAAAATTGAACTCAAAAATATCATTCAGTTCGTGAATATTCTTTATGTGAGGAATGGTGTTGTTTAATAACAACAAATAATCAGGTTTTAATTCATCAAGCTTGGTAGACTTTTTCATTCCTGTATTTTAAAAAAAATTTTCGATTATGCAAGTTGATTTGCGTCTGAATTTAACAGCAGCCCGAATGCGCTTTCTTGCTTATTCAACTTAAAATTATTAGAACAAAAACTTCCAATATTAAATGGAAAATGAAAAGATTTTTGAGATAAAAAGCTATAATTTATTTCATGATTCCAATGAAGTGAATACGCAATCGATTGTTTGAAAATCATTTTGTTTACCAAGGCCATCTATAAATGCTGCCTTGACTTCCACAAAAACTGCTGGACCAATAAACATGTACATGAAAAAGTGGAGAAAAATAGCTTTGCCTTGCAAAAATAGGGCTCATACCTCTTCCACTAAACCAGCTAGATCGATGTGGTTTTGTACATCTACAATTAATTTTATGTATCATAGGTTTTTGCTCCAGCATCTTCCTCTAAAATTGTTTAGAGAAAAAACAGTATTCATCTGTTTTGATTGTTGGAAATGTTTAGTCCAATGATATGAAAAATCCATATCTCCTACATGTGCAAAGCTGAACATAAAGCCTTGTTCAAATAAGTAAATGGATGACCATGATGTGTTTCTGAAAATCATCAAATTCCATCACTCCAATTTCTGCTGTCGTAATTAGCTCTGCTAAAGGCGTTTGATCTTTCTCTGCTTTCTTGTGCTGGAATTTTCCAAGAAAAACTATAACTCATATCAAAAAAAGATGCAGCAACAAATCTATTGCCGAACAAATTGGTAGCAGACCAAGAAATGTATTTCAAAATCATGATTGTATTTCAATTGGTGTCGTTAAACCACATGAATCCTATCACAGAAATTGCTTCAATCCAAGGCCAAAGCCCAAAACCAACGGCTAAGATAGGCATTTTAAAGTGATTTAAAACTGGTGGCAAAATTCCACATATGAAGCAGACTACAGGAAATGTTAGAAATATATAACACATGGCGATTGCCAAAGGGTTGTTTTGTGCTTGTGGGCTATCTGCTCCCATAGCAGCACCCATGATACAAGGGAAGATACTTATCAAAGCAAGAAAAACATTTAAAACACAGAAAATGTAAGCTAGAATACCCATCGAATTCACCTATTAGCAAAGATATTAAAAATTTTTTCTGGCTGCATTAATGCCTATATTGACGATACATCACCAAAATTTATATATAAATTATGTTTTCTATTAATAATATATAAAATTAACCAACGGAGGTATTATGGAAATTCCAGCTAGTGTAACAAATTTATTGAATAGTGAGATCGATCCGCTTTTAACCGAAGGTATGAGTGAGAAGGAAAAAGTTAATGTAGCAGAAGAAAAAGGGGATTTACTTGTTATTTGTTTGAAAATTGCATTAGAACAAAAACTCAAGTCTTTACAATCATAAACTAAAACCGCCCCTTACAAAAATCGTAAGGGGCGGTTTCGTTTTTAGTTTTCTACTATGAAGTAGTGGCCATTGTTTTGGAGATCAGTAAGCTTCTCTGGTTCATTAGTGATTGTGTCTCCATCCATAGCTTCATTTACTTTTCTAATTTGAATCCCGTCAGTAGTTTCTATGTAACCACTTCTTTGTATTGATTTTCCACCTACAATCCAATAATCCATGTAGCCTTCTGTGCCCTCGTTTCTGTTTGGTGGTGTAAGTTTTATTTGATAATTATTATATGCGCTTCCCAATGCAGTAGTACCATGATATCCAGTTGAAACAAATGTCCAGCCATTGCCACCAGCTACAGTCTGGACTGGAGAAGAAATATCAATAGTGCTTTCGTTTCCTGCCTGTCCATCACCGTTTCTTCCCCAAACCCACAAGCTGCCGTCTGTCTTGAGTGCTGCTGTGAAGTCATAACCGCATGATACCTGTGCCCAGTTGTTTCCTCCACAAATAGTCTGCACAGGGGATGAATAATCCTGTGTGTCTCCTGTTCCAAGTGCGCCATAACTATTTCCTCCCCACATCCAGAGGGTGCCATCCGTCTTGATTGCACCTGTAAAGTATCTTCCAACAGATACCTGCGCCCAATTATTTCCTCCACAAATGGTTTGCACAGGAGATGAAACATTGACAGTATTTTCTGCCCCTAGCTGGCCCTCTGAATTACGCCCCCACAACCAGAGAGTCCCATCATTTTTTATAGCAGCGGTATTTCTTCTGCTACAAGATACTTGTGCCCAGTCGTTTCCACCAGCAATAGTTTGAACTGGAGAGGACTTTTGATCAATAGAATCATCACCAAGTTCCCCATAAGTGTTTCTTCCAAACATCCACAATGTGCCATCAGTTTTTATAGCGCCAGTATGGTTTGCAGAACAAGAGACGGATGCCCAGTCATTTCCTCCAGCAACCGTTTGAACTGGAGATGATTTATCATCAGAAGTATCATCTCCTAAATTTCCATAATTGTTGTAACCCCACAGCCAGAGCGACCCATCATTCTTAATTCCCGCACATATGCCCCAGTACCAGTTTGAAGCATTTATAAACGCCCAGTCAGTATCAGTCCCTATTTGTGTAGGAGAAGAAAGGTCAACATTCTCTGTATTTTGTCCCAAGGCCCCATGGCTGTCAAACCCCCAAGACCAGACTGTTCCATCATTTTTTAAGGCAAGTGTCATGTCGTAGCCACCGGCTACCGCAACCCAATCACTACCTCCAGCTATTGTTTGTATTGGAGATGACTTGTCATCTGTAGTATTGTCTCCAAGCTGTCCATAGTTATTTTGTCCCCATAACCATAATTGTGCCATAATATAACTCCTAAATACAAATATTTATCTTACATAACTCATTAAATATATAGTTTATTATGGAAAGTCTTGCTAGATTGGTTATTTTGATATTTTTATCAATTTATTTCCTACTTCTAGGAATAGAATTGATTGCGTTGGTATTTGCAATTAAATATATTTTTCCTCAATACGGAGATTGGTGGTATTGTGCTTGGGTTCCTATTTTAATAGGAGCAAACTGGTGTCTGACTGTTTTGATATTAATTATCATGAGCAAAATTGGCTCCAAGAGCTAATCTGGCATAAATTCTTCTGAGTCTTGACTCAAAAAAACCGAATTCTGAAGACCTGTATTTTTCTCTTTGAAATTGAACTGAGTAATTACGATCTGAACCGAAAACTGAATTCTTACTTGACAAACTATAGATCAATATCATTTCGCAACCTTTTTATTTTTTAGAATCTCTAATTGTTTTTGTAATTTGGCAACTATTACATCATGTCTTTTCCAATATTGCTCTTTATTTCCATAATAATAACCCTCGTCCTTCATGGACTGTAAAGCGCCTAGTAAATGACTGATTTCAGACGATGTGAGTGTCATCAATCCCCCCAAATTTCGCATCTAGTCTTATCTAGTACGAATGCCCCTGAGTAGTATGTTATGCCAATAAAACATGATTTTGGATACATTCTGATGAAGCTACTGAGGCCACACCAATGGCTGAAAACTTTGATGCGATTTTCCATTACCACCTTCCAAAAAGTTTGCTGTAATTCCAACAGTCATGGTTATTACCAGCAAAGACTTCTGATCTTCCCATGCCATTTATCCGACAGCTTCCCCAAGCTGTATTCAACCAAGACATTTGTGACTGTGTTGCAAACACAGTTGATCTGCCTTTCAGAAATGGAATATTAAGAGTCAACTCCAGAATCCAAAATTAGATTGAGTCGATCCTTTAAAAACTCTGCTTACTGTAGGTCTGGAAAATGGATTTAAAAATATTACGAAACTGTTGCTATACGCTTCATCACCTGAAAAATTACCAGAAAAATGGCAATCATTCAAATCACTCAAAACATACTTGTGAAAATTGAATATGTGCATAGAAACCTGTTTTAATTTAGCTTCGTGCTAGCTGTTTCTTAGCGTGATATGCAGCAATTACTTTTTTGTTATGTTCTGCTCTTTTTTTGTCAAACTCTTCAGGGGGTAGCCAAACCTCGTTGCCTAAAGCTGAGTATGTCCAGAATTTCCATTTGGTCAATGGATTGACATCTCCTCTGCTGAATTTTAAGTGTGGATTTTCCTTGCGTTGTTTTTGTTTTTCATGCCTAATTTGTTTGTATTTTTCAACAATTTCTTTGCCCTTTTTTTGCCTGTAAATAGTTGAAAGTAATTTAATTCTTTCTCTGCGCTTTTGCAGTTTTTCTACTGGTCCATACTTAACTTTATGGTTTTTGATTTCAACTACTACTAAATCTGGAATAGACGGATGCTTATCGCCTAAACAAACATTTGGTGGGGGAATTTTACTTTTCCTTTTTTCATAGGCAATTCTTTGTTGTTCTCGTCTTTTTAGTTTGTATGCTTCGAGTTCTGCAAGAGTGCCAAATTTAGGCGTTCCACTTGCATGCAAACAAATGAAGTACAAGCCAGTTTCTGGATTGTACTTGCCTTTAAAATTTCTTTGTTCAATTGGTAATTTTTCTTGATTTTTTTTATATTTTTCAATTCTTCTTTTATAACTTGTGATTCTGGCTGATTCGTACTGGTCGAACTTTTCTTTAGTCAACCAGACTTGGTATTTCTTTTTATTTTTACTTGATTTATAGGACCAAAAAATCTTGCCATCATCTCGCACGAATCCTTTGCGAAACATACCGCCTCCAGCTTTATGTGGACTACATATTAATTGTTTTTGGAACCTTTGACAAATTTTTTCATGAGAAATTCTTTCTCATTTTTGTCTTTAGGAATCTTTACTACTTTTTTAGTGCAGGTTACAATTTCAACTTTTTTCTCAACCAGTAGCCATTCTTTAAATGTTTTCATATGATATTTATACATTTTATTCAAAATTCACCGATATAGACAGATATTGGTTCATATGTTTCTTCTCCAATTTTAATTTGACCAATAGCTTTGCCACCAGTCTCAAATGCCATACTGGAGTAAACACTAAGTCTTTGGTTTGAATTTACTTTTATTAGTTGGCTTTTGTCGAGGTCAGATAGAATCTCAATTAGTTTTCCAACTGAGATGTATTCTTCTTCTGGATATTCTGATGTAAACATGATTCCTCCATAAATAAATGAGTTAATTGTTTAAATCCTCGAACTTCCAACAATTACTGTTGTACCAATGTCCAAATCCTAACGCTTGGTGTATCCTAAACGCTGTGCTTTGAGGACATAGGAATCCAAAAACTCTTCTCTTGAAAAAGAATGTTCCATTTGGGAATGCATTACCTTCAGGGATTGCTGCGTGTTTCAGGATCATTTTTTCTTTCACAATTTCTTCAATATATATTCATATAACTTTAACATACTTTGCAACGCCAGCATGGTTAAATAAAGTATGCTTGATGCGATTATTATCTCTGACATTCATCTAGGCTCCGATGTGTGCCAAGCAGAAGCCTTAGACAAATTCCTCAAGAAAATTGATAAACTACAGCCACAAAGACTCATAGTCAATGGCGATCTGTTCGATTGCCTCAATTTCAACAAACTCCCAAAACACCATTGGCACATTCTCAAAGACCTCAGAAAATTATCTAAACACACAGAAGTTATCTGGATTAACGGTAATCATGACGGACATTATGAATATGTTAGTAACCTCCTAGGACTTGAATTTTTCCAAGAATACACTTTTGAAAGTGATAATAAAAAAATAATTTGCCTGCACGGAGATAGATTCGATAGCTTTATTCAAAAGTATCCCATGTTCACCAAATGTGCCGATGCAATTTATTGGCTTATGCAAAAATTAGATAAAAGCCATTCCCTAGCCGTCTATGCCAAAAAGAACAGCAAGACATTCCTCAGAAATAGTGAAAGAATAAAGACTGAAGCGGTGAAATATGCGAAAGAAAACGGAGCAGATATTGTCCTGTGTGGTCATACTCATTTCCCAGAAACAACTTTAGTAAAAGGAATATGGTACGGCAATTCCGGTTGCTGGACTGACAAACAATGCTCCTACTTAACCGTTTACCAAGGAGCAGTTACCCTGAATTATATATGAACATACTAATAGCCACAGACGCTTGGGAACCACAAGTAAACGGCGTTGTCAAAACACTAAAAAATACTATTCAAAAACTTGAAGAAATGGGACATATAGTAAAATTAATAACACCATCGGATTACTGGTGCTTCAAAGTTCCATTCACAAAAGATATACTTACTCCATATTGGGTCAGAACCAAAACAATCAAAGATAAAATTGAATGGGCTGATTATATCCATATAAGCACAGAAGGAACTATAGGACTAGCCGTAAGAAAATATTGCATCAAAAAGGGTTACCAATTCACCACAGCTTATCACACAGATATTCCCAACTTCTTCTATAAAACATTTGGTTTTGGCCTAAGATTATCCAAGAAATATCTAAGATGGTTTCATAACAAATCAGCCTGTGTCATGGCTACTACCGAACAGAATATACTTATTTTGAAGTCTTATGGGTTTACTGCACCAATAAAAATTTGGAGCAGAGGTGTCGATACTGATCTGTTTGTTCCTGTTGCAAAAGAAAAGTCAGATAGGATTCGTCTGGTCTATTGCGGCAGAGTTAGTCCAGAAAAAGGACTTAATGACTTCGTTCAACTGGATAACCTTTATGAAAAGACAATCATAGGCGATGGAATCTGTTTGGATTCTTATCAGTTTATTCATCCAGAGATTAGATTCACAGGATTCTTACATGGCAAGGAATTAGCAAATGAATTGGCTTCCCATGACATTTTTGTATTCCCAAGTAAATTTGATACATTTGGACTGGTTAATATTGAAGCCATGAGTTGTGGGCTACCAGTAGCTTGTTATGATTGCAAAGGTGCTGGTGAAATAGTATCTGGTGGTAAAAGAATAGGATATGCTTCTCATGATTTGAATTTCGCTATTAAAGAATGCCATGATCTTATTTATAACAATAATTGCAGAGAACATGTTTTAAAAAATTACACTTGGAATAACGCTACTTCTCAATTCTTTGGAAATTTAGTTAGGAAAATATGAAATTTATAGATAGTATATTTGCGGGTTTGACCTGTATTATTTGTTCGTTTCTTGTAATGTCTCAAGAGAATAGTTTTCAAGATATGCTTGAACGATTTGATTGTAATTGCAATATGATGTTGGAGAAGCATGAATTACCAAAAAAGATATGGCATAAAGTTGGTAGTAGAGATTGGGACAAGAATGGATTGGTAGATAGAAAAGAATATGAAGGAATTATTGGTTGGTTCGGGAGGGAATGATCTCTAGGATTTTCTGCCCCAACCTTTTGTACCCGTCTTTTACATCCTTGATTGCATCTTTAAGAGTGCCTCCAACTACCGTAGCAGTTCCCCATCTCTCTTCTTTAACCTTACCAATTTTGAAAATGAATCGGACTTTGAAATTGTGTTCGGTCATATTATATACCTTTATGTTTGAAACTAGATTTATTTTATTATAAGGTTGATTTATGAATTTTAAATTTTGGTTAGTTGAAGAAGAGTCTTCCAATAGGGAATATTGGGGTCCAATTAGTTATGCTACTAAAGAGGGTGATTATCTTAAAATTACAGCTGACATGCTTGATAAGCCACTTTATATTCCTTACAGCGATGAAGTTGCGTATGTCAACCAATATCCTAAAAATAAAACTTTAAATCCACCTTGGAATAAGTATTTCCGTTATTCTGTTGCCCCAGATGGAAAATATGTTGTAAATTATGTTGAGAACAGGGCTGTTGACTGCCTTTGCTATTCACCAAAATACAATGCTGTCTATTTGATTGATAGGAAAGCACCTCCTTTCGGCATAGCCATTCCCGGCGGTTTTTTCGATACGCATGACGGTATTAATGTGAACAATCCATCTGATCCACAGACTATTGGTGCGGTTACAGCTGCTAGAGAATTAGAGGAAGAAACTGGTGCAAAGGTAAGTGCTAGTGATCTTTCGTATATTGGTCGCTTCAGGACAGATGCGTCTGATACAAGAGAAAAGAATTTTTATATCTGGGCTTACTTTTACATCGTTCCAGATGATATGATTCATGATTTCAAGTTTGGTGATGATGCTGGTCAGGCACCCGGAAGCCCATCTTTACAGCGAGAAGGATTAAATGGTTGGTATGAGGTTGATAATATTCCAAATTTAGTTTTCCCACATCATTATGATATTATAAAAACAGCAATGAATAATTTAGTCAATCAAAGGGAAAGTAAATGATGCTGGTTTTCAAATTGTAAAAATCTATTATCAAATCCCAATTGTATAAAAGGCTGCAAAGAAATCGTTGCTGTACTTCCAATACAGGAAAGCCAAAGTTCCAGCCACAATGATTGCTGCAATAATCAATTTATTTTTTGTTTTCATATACTTCCCCCAAAATTATAACTGCAAGTAAAGTTGGAATTAAAAACCTGAGTGCGCCAACCTCTAGCTGTCCATTCTATATAGAGTGTCCTATTTTGCATCCAGTTATAACTCCTGTAATGACTAAAACGCCAAACTTCTACCATGCTGGGATTTGGAGATCGGAACATCAAAATTTTCTCTCAACAAAATTAAATGAATAAGCTAATCCAACTGTAAAAGTCATACTGTATGAAATGCCTCTAAACATATCAGAATTGCTTCTAAAATGCTTCCAAATTAAAATATGACTAGGGGCAGTTTGTTTGTGGAAGGTTCTCATATGTTGTGTTCCCAGCATCTGCTTTTATAGTCTGGTGATACAAACAACCACGAAATACTTGTTTTATAAACAAGAGCTTCACCCCAATGTCTGCTGTAGCCTAGTGTATAAAATTTTGAATACTGACGATCTGTATTCCATGAATTGCTGGATGGGTGGGTCATCCTCTGAAACCCCAACAAATAGAATTGAAATATAAATCCCTTGCTCTGTTATGCCAATGCCTAGACCTCCCGCATCCATTCAAATAGGCTAAAGAGCTTTGATATATAAATCTAGAAAATGGGCTTGATGTACCGAACAGAGTTATTTTCATGCCTTCGACTGTGTGGACTGAAATCATCTCAATCCCCCTTATGCCCACCCACCAAAATTACAACCCAATACGACTTTTTCTCCGATTCAATTTCCCTATTATATGCTTTAGCTCTTGTTACGAAATGCTCAAGATGTGGTTCTAAACTTTCTGTTAGTCTGAAACTGAAAGGCTTGCCAGACTTGAGTATAATTTCAAATAAACCAGCATAAAATCCAAATTGGAAATCTGTATCAGTAGATTTGTTGCCCCATTTGAATATATCTGCAAATTCCCAAAAGGGTGATCCAGTATCAAAAAATTCTCCACTAGGAACTGGTTCAAAACTGTCATCATTAGTGGGCAAGAGATCGTCTAAGGGTATCATCATTCAATCTCCGAAACATAATACGGCAAAGTGTCCCACGCTGACATGGTTCTCAACCCCACAAAATTCCAACTGTTATGAATTCCCCAGCTTAAAAAGGAAGTTTTATAATCCCGATCCCAACCCCGACTTCTAGCACAATAGCTTATTTTGAAAATCATAAAACAATATCCAAAAAGAAAAAGCGCACAAGTTTTAGCCTGTGCGCCTTAATATATCAAGTTTTATTGGAAAGTCAAGCGTTATTTTGCTGAGAATCCCACAATGCAACAACGCCAATTGCTGCATTCAAAGCAGCATTAACAACCTCTTCAGGAACATCTCTATGGCGAATATGTTTGATTTTTTCATCAACATCGGGAAGTACTGCGCCTACTTGCAAATCTGCCTTATTATCCCTGAATGAAAGATATAACTTGTATCCATACTTCGCACTTTCACCATTAGGGCTGGCTGCTAGCACAACACCACCATATGGATCAGTATAAGCGCAAACTTCACTTGTCCACATTCCTTTGTATTTCTTTCCTTCAGAATCTTCCGTAATTCCTAAATGCTTAATATTTTCTTCAGACATGACTTCTCCTTTAAATAAACTACTACTAATTATATAGTATTGAAAATTTATTCCCCAGTCCAATTGTGTTTTCTTTCCAATTCTTCAATTCTATTCGCTAAAGAATGAAAGGTGTCAACAACAATATCTTGCATTCTGCCATGATGTTCTTTATGAATTTTAAACATTTGCCAAGTGAACCAAGCGTTCAGTATGAGTGAGGCGATAAAAAGTCCTATAATTATAGGGAGCATCACCGCCTCACATTGAATCTGTTGAAAGTAAAACAATGTTCCCTACCGCCAAAACCCAATCCATGAGCAATACTGATCCAGAAGCTTTTGCGAACATATTGCCCATATGATGAAAGTCCAAACAAACCTGTCATGTTATAACGAAATAACCCAAATGGGCTACAGTCCATATAGAATACTGCTTGTGGTTTAGGAAATTTCATATCCTATTCCCCCAGCACCTGCTATTTTGGCTCATAGTCCAGTATCTGCCTTCAGAAAAACCGGAGGAAAAGAAATCGTCAGCTCCAATCATAATCATCATCATCATCTTCTTCTTCATAAATGGGGCCACAAAAGAATTCATTATCGAAATGCCGACAATCCTGAAATGGGAGTCCCCATACTATTCCACCGGGCCAGCCACCAAAGTTTTCATTCCATGTTATCTTCCAATAATGACCTCTAAAATAAGCAAAATCATGCCAGTTTTTATTTGTAGCCCAAGATTCATGAAAAATCGTAGAAGAGGTTGAAAACAACCTAATTCTTTCTCCCCAAGGATTTTCATGCCCACTTTCAACAAGCATCCTCAATGTTGGATTTTCATGCGGAGAATTTTTTATTTTATAAATATCAAATATTACAGACCAATCCTCGCAAACATAAAAAAGTTCAATTTCATCATATCCACCTATATGTGGACTGAATCCAGCAGGTATATCATATAAGCTTTTTCTTGGATAAGAAAGTTCTATGTCCAACCTTAGATGTTTATCTAAAGGTTGAACTGGATATTTTTCAAAATTATTTAAACGAATATTTATCCATTCATCATAGCTAATTTCAGAAATTCCATTGCATTTAAGTATCATATCCTATTCCCCCAGCATCTACTATTTTGGCTCATAGTCCAGTATCTGCCTTGAGAAAAAGTATAGGAAAAAAAGTCATAATGTTTGAATGTACTGAGAGAAAGCTCGACAAGAGTAGTGCCCCATGAAGTAGATGAGTTATGCCCTCTGCTGAACAGGCGCATGGAGGATAGGCTGTGGATGCGAAATATCATCTCCTTATCTCAATCCCTCTAGACAAAAAGAACACCTCATAGTCCACATGATAGTAGATATTTCTAGTGAAGCAACTGCAATAAAATTTTCTTTGGAAAAAAGACCTAGATCTGCTATCCGACCAGCAATGTGCTAAATCTGTTGTTTTATACGATGGAATGAACATTAAATTTTGCCTTTCCAGCATTCACTACGGTTGCTTACAGCACTCTGAATAAATCCAAATGCTTGACAGTAATCCCATTCCCTACGACCAATCCAACTTGTCGGAAAATTAAATGGGAATATTTTGGAGCCAATAAATGATTCGTCCCAGAAGGGTTCGCAGTAGTTCCAGCTATGGATGCGCTGGATCATATATCCCTATTCCAATTAAAAGAAAAAGTTGAACAGCGGTGAAAGCACTTGGATTGCTGCTTTCTAGCTACACACTCTGACCAGCAAAGATTCCAGTTTAAAGAAAACCAATAAATGCCATTAAAAGATTCGACTCTAGAACGACTGACATTTTTGAGGTTCATCTGAATAGCTCCTTGAATAGCTTTTTGCCTTAAAAACAAGCGAAATTCAAAAAATCCAATAGTTTTGTGAATAGCCTTGTGAATACCCATAACTCCATATTGCCTTGACACCAAATGCCCTGCGCTTTGACAATGTACTATATTTTGTGCCAATAAAGCAATAGCTTGTATCGCTGGCATCATTCCAGCACCAACATTCTTTGTAGGAGTTAATCAGATGGATCATATCCCGCTCCCCCAGCAACTCGACCAAAATCCATAGCGCAATTTCGATCTGCATTGCCTTTCAAATATCACACTCCAAAAACCCATGCTTCTGCCTACTGTATTCCTCAGAGTGCAATATTGGAAGCGTGGAAAGCAATGGCTAATGCTGTTATCGCCACTCCAGCATCCATTGTTTGAAATAGTGTTAATTCGGATAATCAAAGGCTCCTCACTCGCTCTCTGCTGAACATATAACTATAATATCCACCGTTTAAACGACTGCTTACAACATCATAAAAAATGAATTGATAATTGCCTTCTGACCAACATTTGCTGCTTCTCATACGGCAGAACATCATTGGAAAGTCTCCTAAATTTGTGTCCTTAAAGCAAATGGTCTTCCGCATGTCATCTGTCCATCGTGAAATGCATTAGACATAAATGAATTTCCTTCAAAACAAAGTGCTGACCCATATTTTCCATGAAAAGAAACTGAAGTTCCAAAAGAATCAAACAGATAAGAAAATCTTCGTAGATGTAATGTATTCATGCCATTACAGTTTCTAGTGAATATCATGCTAATCTCTCCACCCCCAGCACTTACTGTAGTACGACCATCTGCTTGTTAATTGGGAGGTCTTACTCAACAATATGGAATACCGATCCCTTTTGCCCACAAAATTATCTCCCCATATTACGCCTCTGGTGCCATGATGCGACCAGATTTGCCAATGAAATGATCTGGAACTGCCGAACTTATAGAACATTAGTCTATCCCCCACAAAAAAGAATCATTCTTTTGGGAGCAAGTTATATTTTTAGACCAACAATGGGAAAATGACAATGCTGCTCTGGCTGTCATAGCTCTAGTGTCACATAGACACCAATTATTTCTCCAATTGTGACTGCCAGAATATATTTGGCTGAAGATGGCGCAGTCATGCCCGTTGATGAAAAGCATCTTGCCTTCTTTTTTTATTTTTTATGATAAATTTTCATTATATAATCAAAGTTCGAAAATACAATAAAATTTTGCCATAGTAGTTGGTATGTCGTAAGGAATAATATGAATGAAATAAACCAAAAAATATATGAAAATTTAGAGTTGTGGCCTGAAGATACAGATGGCTGGGGAGGAAATGATTCTATTTTTGAAGAAATGATATCTATGTCTTTGCCTTCAGTTGTAGTAGAAATAGGTTCTTGGAAAGGCCAATCAACTATTAACATGGGCAAAATTTTAAAAAAACTAGGATTGAAACATACCAAGATATATGCCATTGACACATGGTTAGGAGCGACAGAATTTTGGACAACACACAAGGATACTCCAGAAAGAAATCTCCATCTTAAAAATGGTTATCCTCAAATATATTATCAGTTCTTGAGTAATGTTGTTCACAATAATTTACAAGATACGATTATTCCAATAACAAATACATCAATTACAGGCTTAAAAATATTGAAACACCATGCGATAAAGCCAGAGCTTGTTTACATAGATGCATCTCATGAAGAGGAAGATGTTTACGCAGACTTGAAGTACTCATTTGATATGGTAGAAAAAGGAATTGTTTTTGGTCATGATTATGATTGGTGTGCAGGTGTAAAAAGTGCCGTAGACAGATTTGCAAATGAGAACAGACTAAGGCTTGAATCTAAAGCAGCTTTTTGGTTTATAAAAAAGTTGAAATATCCACAAAAAAAATAATTTTTTTATGATCTAAAAATTTGTAGACTTATCGTGGTTATTTCTGGAGAGCATTTTTATGTTTCCTTTTCTCTCTATACTGTCTAATTTTGTCTTGATTATTTGCTTCCCATATTTTTCTTTGTTCACGAAGTTTTTCTTTATTCTTAATTCGCCATGCTAACCTTGCTTCTTCTCTTCTGATTCTACTTTTATATGGCATTACTTCTCCCTTCTTTTAATTTTTCCACAACTAATGTCACAACACAAGAAATAAAGCTGTGACATAACAAATGTCACAGCTACACCTGTCCAAAATCCATCCCAATAACTAGACATTACGGTCACTCACAGGATTGCATGCAATACTATTAAATATATTTTTCATTTCTGTTGTCATAGAATCATACCCTAAATTAGATAGATGCCGGTTTGAATGCAGGTGTTTTATAATGTCTTCCATAATTTTTTCTTCTAATGACTTGTCCATGTTCTACTCCAAATGCGAAAAAAACTATGAATCCAATTCGAATTAAAGGTCGGAAGGCTTGCCAATTCCAGAAAAGTTGCTCATTCTTTTTGCAACTTCCGTAGCAATTGCATATTGGGGATGAGATTGTTCTTTTGTTTGGCAGGTGCCACAAATATAGTCTGAATTAAATTTGCTCATACAGCAGTCAGACATAGATTGACGACAACGGTCACATTTCGTTGGATACGGCATAGAAACTCCTTTTAAAAAACACTTAGGCATAATACTATAAAAAATTACTGAATCAAACCCAATCGCTGGAATAAAATCCAAAATTTTTAGATTGTTGAAGTCGTAGATTAGTATTTCTGGCTGAAAAACTTTTCCAAAGATATGAATACGGCATAAAATGATGGAAGAAACAAGCTATATTGGAACTTGCTTTTTGATGCAATATCCAGCAGCATGATTCTGCATGTAACAACCTCATACCCAATCGCTCCAACTGTGCTGTTCTTCAAATGAAAATTCTTTCCATACTGTAGATTCGCAAGCACCAAACACTTCACTCCAAGCTTGCCCTGTATTTCTACTAACTCTATTGAATCTACTTCCAAAAGCCAAACAACAATATTCATTAGGTCTGAATGTCACACCGAATCTTTGATTTCGGGCGAATACAGAATAAGTGTGTCTGCATGTGTAATTGAAAATCACGGGCTTCTCCACAACATATTGAAGCAATGACTGTCATAAATAAACGGATGACTGAATAATTGGCTTTGAGTTCTGCCGTCAAAGCTAAGTGCTCTATAAAGTTCACTATTATTTATGTCTTTGAATGAGCAAGCGTTACCTGCTGAAAAAACATCACAATTAAAATTTAAAACCTTTAACATGACTTTCGTTGAAAACCTTTGATTCAGTTATGCCTGAAGGCCACCATGATCTCGGTTCGGTTGTCCAGTTCAAACTTCTTTTGACTCTTTTATCACCATACTTTGACCAATAGTAAAGTATAGTGGATCGATCAGCGTTTGGAAACCTTTCTCTTTGTCTCCATGGTGATGAATACAGAGAAGTAATAAAAACATAACTTTTGTGACTTAGATCAACAGTTCTTTTTTGTTCATTCCAACTTGTATTTAATACTGGAGGCTTGTTAGTTGTAAAACCATATACTGAAAATGGAATTTCTGACATCACTCTCTCACTTTCTCTGCAACTATATATATCATACCCACTAGTACAGATACAGCGACGAGAAAAGAAAGAGTATTAATCATGGTGATCTCCTAAATGTTGCCAGACCAATGTCCCCAGCTGCTATTTAAATTGAACTCATCTCCCCAAGTAAAATGTCTGCTGAAAAAGTATTTGTTAGAAAAACACTCTGATTCTAATATAAAATCTCTTTCTGTCCAACAATCAGACCGATTCCAATTATTTTGGAATTGGCAAACATCACTTCGTTGGCCAACTTTAAACAACATTTTCAATTTCCAAAAGCAAAAGAACGAGAATTAAACTGTGAGAATAGGACGCTGCCAGTTCTTTCAAAAAAAGCTATTGAAAAACTACTATGGAATTTAAAACCATATGAGTATTTATATCTTGCTAACCGTGTGCCAGAATATCTTCTTTCAAATCTGAATGATTTGCTTTCTGGGAAGAACATAGGCTCATGAACCTCTGGTATGGAATAAACTTCTGTTCAACGCCATGCCAAATTTCAATTTTGTCGAAGTTTTCTGCTCGGATATTTTCTTTGCTGTCAATCCAGACTTGATTTGGACAGCAGCAGCCTTTGGTCACTCTACTTTTTACACCAATCCATGCATGAAATACAGAGTATGAGTTGCATTCTAAACATTTAACTACCATCACCCAATCTCTGCTGCCCAAAATATTTCAAGACACATTAGGAAATGTGTTTACGAAAGTCAAATAATTACATGACTTTATTTGGGTTTTGAATTTTCTTTTTGCCAAGCTTCAAAGGCAGCAGAAAGAGCAAGGGCTTCGTCATCAATTTTTTTCATCTGGAGTTTGTGATCCTCCAAAAGTTTTTTGAGTTCTGCGCTGGCTTTTTTCTTAGCCTCATGAAGTTGTGAAATTTTTTGGGAAAATTCAACAAACTTGTCAGATAGTAAAAGTTCTGGGTTCATAATTTTAAATGAGTAAAGGTTGATATTTTTCTTTAAATTGAGAAAAATCGAGGAGATCACTATAAAGCATATTCCAGCAATCTGCTTTTACTACGAAATTATTGCTGCCATCAACTTGTCCCTTTTTCAAGAATCTCGCTTCTTTCATATATTCTTTTTTGTCGTAGTATCCCATAATATAAACAGAAATAGGAAGCAACATATCTTGTGGCCAAAGTACTCTTGTAAAAACATAATATTTACAATTTTGTTTAGTATTGAAATTGGCAATACTTGCTTCATGGTATGACTGTGGAATGACAGATGTTTTCTTGGCTTTTACATCTAAAGATATACTATTGTATGTTATGTCATAGTTGTATGTGTTATTTCTTTGAGATTCGATTTTGAGATACGATTTTACTGCCTCTTCTCCAACAAAGCCTGTAAAGTTGCCTTTACCTCTTAGGATAGAGTTTTTGCATTCTCCCAAAGATATGGAATCCTTGTAGGCACGAAGAACCATATCCTTGGTAAGCTTAATATTTATCATATTTTTCCTCTTTGTTACATTTTAACGGTAAAACCATTTGTAGCAAATTTATGGTTGTCGTTTTTTATTGTGTCCCGTATAAGATAAGGATGTAAATGGAGGATTGTACAAGGAGGAATCACCATGAATCGCAACAAAATTCAAAAAAAGAAAGAAAGAGAAGAAAGGCTTCGTAAACAAAAGCACTTTGAATCAGTTAGAGGTTTATATCCTCAATTTTCATTTGTAAACGAACATATCTGTGATAGAGACTATGTAGATATTGTTAAAAAAGCTGTAAAAGATATCAACTTTCAGACCTTCAAATTCCATGATGCACATGATGACATATATCACGAATTCTTGAAGAATATTGTCAAGTTTGGGTTCAAGCCAGCTTTTTTCATGGCAGCTGGGATAGAGGAATTTGCTCATAAAATTTCCCGAATGGATGTAAAAAAGGGCACTCAATTCTTAATGAGTGAGGAGCCTGAAGTTGTTGAATTCAATAAAAGGGCATCCAATTTCGCAAGCCAGCATGAAAAGTTGCTACTTGCTATTGGAGATAATATACTTTTTTCTAAAGGCAAGGATGGTCTTTTCAAGTATTGGCCAAATCAAGGTTTCAGACTGTGCTTTGTTGACAATAAAATTTGTTTTGTATTTCAAAGGATTAATAAAATAGAGTCTGATGGTAGTACATGCTATCAGTATATGATACCCAATAAAATCAAATGGCACAGTAAAGAGTACGATATGGTTTTCACTCATCATGCCATGAGCCGGATTATTCAAAGATTTTCGAATAGGGGTAAAAGTTCATATTGTAGTTTCATCTTACTTTATGAATTCTTTAATAATTTGAAATACAATCTAGCATTTCATGCTGGAGGTCGGAGATTCATTCAATTTTATTTCCCAGTATTTAGCAAACTTTTACCAGTTGTGAAAAATATTGTAGAGAAAGAGCCTGAGTTGAAGTCGATTCATGGCAATGTTATTCCTAATACCGAAAAACGAGATGTGTATGTGAAATGCTTCTCTTCACCCATGGACTTCAAAGATAATATTGCAACCATCATCACAGCATTATTGCCGGGATATCACCCCACTCCTGAATCTTACATGTATTCGTCTCCGGGCATCAAAAACATGAAGGAAAAAGACAGGTTTAGGCACCTCTATTTTTCAGAGGTTGATATTACATCTGATGATTATGTTGATGCTTTTCAGTTTTTCCACAATAATGGAATTCAACAAGTATTCGTTGAGAAATCAGTAAAAGAAACCAACCCGTTCAGAATTCGTAATTATTTCGATAACGAAAATATGATTTACGACAAATTAAATTAATTTTTTTGTTGTAAATATTGATTTTTCTTTTATGATTGCTTTCCCAACTGGAGGCAATACATGAATAATTCCAAAAATGGTCATGAAAAACTTTTCAAAGTTATCATGAATAGAAAAGTAATTTCAAAGTTTAATTATCAAGAACTCGAAGAGTTGAACTTTGCGTTAAGTGACAGAATATCTAAAGTCACAAAAAAATCAGATGATGTCAGATATGTCAAATTCATAAATAAGCTTTTGAGTAAAATACGCAAAAAGATTGAGTCGTATTAATAAAAAAAGGGGAAGGACAGTAGTCCTTCCCCTTTTTTAGATTGTGCCCTTAGCAATCAGGGGGTTACGATGAATACACCACCTGCACCATTTGAAATGTCGGTGAGTGTTTGGAAACCATCGTTGAAAGTTGCGCCGTCATTGAGTTCCCAAACCATGCGTTGTTGTAGGTCAGAAGTATTTACAACTTCGATATAACCTGTGCGCTGAGCGGAAACACCGTTGCTGACGCTTGTGTCTAGTGAGCCCTCTGTTCCTAGGTTGACTAGGCTAGGGGTCAATTTTAGTAAATAATTAGCCATTAAATATCTCCTTGTATAAAGACATGCATGCCATTAGGCAACATTATTTATGCAGAAAACAATCATTTTTCAAAACTTACTAGTTAAAATAACAGTACAGTAATTGTTAAAAACCGCAACACCAATATAATAAAAGTTATCACTTAGTAGCGTATTCCTTCCAATCGTATCAGAAAGAATGTTTCGTATTAAGTTTTCAGTATTACATTCATGATAAGAATGTGCTGGAATTAGGTACATATTCTTGCAAAAAATGTTGTTTTTATGCAGTCTATAACTCAACTGCAATCCTTTCATATCATACATGATACGATTAGACTTGGCCATCTCAAAAGAATATTCAGTAGCAATTTTTTCAAGGCTGCTGTTGTGTATAAATGGTATTAAACTATTCTTATTTCTGAATATGTTTAGAGATTTCTCGATGTAAATGCTGCTTGATTTGTTATCTGGATTTGGTATTATTTCTTTAGATGGACTGATAGATTTTTTTATAGCATTTAAAAAGTTAAGTATTAACATTTTAATTTTTTCTATCATTTTTGCCCCCTAATTTTTTATTTAGTCCTCTGTAGTCGCAAATATTTTTTCCCGGTATATTGTCTCAGAGAACATTAAAAACTAGGAGGAACAATATGAGTGCAAGCAGCGCAATTTTTGATGAGTTGGAATTTGGTTCGAAACCCTACAAAGAGATGTCTCTTGACATAAAAAAATGTGACTATCTAGAAAAGGCAAAGCTGGAGGTTAAAGCTTTTAAGCAGCAATTGATAAGAACTTTTGGTCAAGTTGAAAACACAAAATTTGTCATCAGAAAGTATAAAAAAAGTGGAGTAACATTTTATGGCGTATGTCTGGTCTATAGCGTCAATGATTGGGATGCTATGAATTTTGCTTTCGGAGTGGAAGATAGAATTCCAGATTTTTGGGACGATGAATCTTTGAAGAATTTGAAACTTAATGATTTTTAGATTTTTCTTACAAATTTGTTGTTGTCCCTGACATAGTGCAACACATTTTCGTAGGGAATTCTAACAAAATCTTCGATTGCACTACCTTTGTTGATACCAGAGCAGCAGAATTTTCTTACTCTGTGACAACCATGCTCTGGCATCACGAAGTTAGCACTTGCTGGTACGCTACGATGGCCCATGTATTCCTCACCACAAGATTCCATGGCCATTGAAGCGTATTTCATAGGAATCAATAAGAATTCGGATAAGTCTTCTTTCCCCATGAAGTAAAAGCCTTTACCGCTAGTTATCTTCGCATACTTATATTTTCTAGCTGGTACATCTATTCCTTCATAAATGTAGTGCCAATGTTTATCGCTTTTTATTTCTGCTTCAACAAATACAGTCATATCTCTATCAGAAAAATATACTCGCAAGTCTGGTTGCTGAAATAATCTTCTCCCCAACTCATCTAAATCATTGCACTCTACTTTAGCCCCTTGGCTGGAAAAATAAAGTGTTGCAAATCTTTTGCCTTTTTCATCAAAAACATCGTTTCTTTCACGATTGAATTTGCCTGAGATGATTCCATTCCTAAAATATGTTGTCACCATTAATTCTCCAGACGATTTACTATTTTATTTCTAGCAGGCTCAAAATTCAAGAAAGGGGCACAAAATGGCGAAGGGATTGAAAGGTACGACAATCAAGGCTAAGAGAATTGCTGACATGCAATCAGTTGTAAATCAATTGAAGCATCCAGCAGCAGCTGCAAAATATAATCATGTTCGTATTCAACTTGAAGATGGAAAGGAGGTCCACTTGCTGTTTACTGATTCAGAGGTAAAAAGGGCTGTGGACCGTGCCAAGAAAAACCCGGAAGACTGCCCCAAGGCATCTCTCTTCCGTGATATATTTGATTGACCGAAAAGCAATTATTTGTACAATAAAGCCGAAGGATGACTTCGGCTTTATTTTTTTATGGAGGACAAATGACACGCACCTTGAAAAGAGGGGATATTACAGTTGATGTTGATTTAGGTTCTGCTTGGAAATTATACGACAACCACAATATCAATAAAAGTGTAGCTTTTTATTACGGGCCTATTTTCAAGACTAAGGAGCGAGTTTTTTGGATGGAAACAGATAGAGGCGGTTTTGTAATCGATCCGTCAGCTGATTTAAAATGTATTTCAGAAGCTACTGGGCTTTCCGAGTATTCCTTAATAAACATTCTACAAGACCCTAAAGAGAAGTATCATAGATTGAAAATACAGAACTAATAGACACTATATATCAATAATTAATATGAGGTATGCCAATGTCTGATAATGTCCGTCTCACAGATCATGACAAAGTTTTAGCTGCTGATGAAATAGGCAATGTAAAACATCTTAAGGTCAAACTTCAGTATGGTGGTGAAAATACTGCTGTTGATGTGAGTGAAAGTAACCCCCTGCCAGTCGGTACAACCGGAGGTAATAATCTTGCAATCACCCTTGGAGACTCTCCCGCAATAGATGCATTCGGCAGGCTTAGAGTTAGTAATCCTTCATATGTTTTTGAGAACCAGAACCAATATGATGCACAGCCATTAGTTTATAATACTGTAACTACAGGAGGTGGTGGGTCATCTCATATAGCATTAGAATCAACTGTGCAGTTATCGGTAGGGGGTACGCTCAACGATAAAGCAATTAGACAAACAAAACAATATTTTAGATATCAGCCCGGAAAGTCACATCTCATACTAGTCACAGGTGTATTAGGGGCATCTGCTTCAGGAGTTCGTAGAAGGATCGGCTATTTCGATGATGCTGGTGGTATGTTTTTTGAGCAAATCCCAGCATCTGGAGGAAATACTGGAGTTAAAGTTGTAATCAGAACTAATTCAAGCGATCAAGGAGTTGATCAATCTGCATGGAACATCGATAAGATGGATGGTTCTGGTGCGAGTGGGATCGATTTAGATTTTACCAAAGCACAAATATTTTTAATTGATTTAGAATGGCTTGGTGTTGGTAGGGTTAGGTACGGTTTTGTAGTCAACGGCTTAATCTATTATTGCCATGAAGTCAATAATGCAAATGTTGTTACTGCTGCTTACACGACAACTGCCAATCTGCCTCTAAGATACGAGATAGAAAATACAGCGAACGGTGCTGCTGCAACTATGAAATGCATTTGCGGTGCTGTTGTTTCTGAAGGGGGATATGATAAAGTCGGCTAT